CACAACTTATCATTGCCGCAATCCCATTAATTTTCGGCGTAGGTTCTACAGCAGCTATTTTTGCAAGTTCGTTTATCGGTCAGCTTGTCATTACGGCTGGTGTTGGCTTGGCGGCATCACTGCTTACGCCACAACCAAAAACACCTAAAAGCGGCCTAAGCGGTCGAGATGAAAACTTCCGTGATCCTCTTGCTGATCGCCCAACTGTTTACGGTTCTGTCATGGTTGGTGGGCCAATTATTTATGCCCAAACAACACCAAGTACAGGATCAACTAAAAACCGATATCTCCATATGATTGTGCCAGTTGCCGGGCATGAAATAACTGCGTTCGATGAAATTTATTTTGACGATGATCTACTGACTATTGATGGATCAGGGAATGTTACTGCTCCGACAAAATATGTCGGCTCTGCAAGAATTTTAACACATCTTGGCTCTCCTTCTCAAACCGCTGATGCGACTTTGATTTCTGAATCTGAAGGAAAATGGACAACCGATCATAAATTAAGCGGTGTTGCATACATTTATGTCCGTTTGAAATTTGATCAAGACGCTTTCCCAAATGGTCGCCCAACTATCAAGGCAGTGATCCGAGGAAAGAAAATTTATGATCCTAGAACAACAACAACTGCATATTCAAATAATGCTGCGTTGTGCGTTCTTGATTACCTGAAAGACTCAACATTTGGATTTGGTGCTGAGAATACCGAAATCAACATGGGTTCGTTTATTGCAGCAGCGAATATCTGCGATGAAAATGTAACTCTTGCCAATACGGCAACTGAAAACCGTTATGAATTGAACGGCACAGTCCCATCGGCTTCAACTCTGCGACAAGCGTTGCAAGATATGCTGACGGCCTCTGGAGGCATTGTTTATTATTCTGCTGGGCGATGGAATATAAAAGTTGCGGCTTATTCAACACCTACTGTGACCATTACAGATGATGATCTCAGAGGGCCGATCTCGGTTACAACAAGGCATTCGAGGAGAGACAATTTCAACACAGTAAAGGGTGTCTTTGTTTCACCAGATGATAAGTGGCAAGCGACAGATTATCCTGCTGTAATCGGGTCTACATTCGTTACAGACGATAATGATATTTCAAGCACTTTTGATCTGACATTACCGTTTACAACATCATCATCAATGGCTCAACGGATAGCAAAGATCGCTTTATTCAAACAGCGTCAACAACAAACGATTGAATTGAAATGCTTATTGTCTGCCTTCAAAATTGAAGTCGGCGACACAATTATGCTTACAAATACTCGATATGGATTCTCATCAAAGCCATTCGAGGTTGTAAATTATTCTTTAGCCGTTGAAGGCAGTTCTGATTCTCCGTCACTTGGTGTTGATCTCATACTGAGAGAAACCAGTTCTGCTGTTTATGACTGGAATGCTGAAGAACAAGCCATTGAGCGTGATAATACTAATTTGCCTGATTATTCTGATGTCTCTCCACCGGGCGTTACATTATCTGACGAACTAAGAACAGTGAATCAGGACGTTGTTACCGTGTTGATTGTTGATCTAGTTTCAACAGATGAGTCCGCAAGTGAATTTGAAGTTCAATTTAAGAAGTCAACAGACACGGAATATACATCGGCTGGTCGTTCAACAAGCAATCGATTTGAGATTTTGAAAGTTGAAGACGGAGTTTTATATAATGTTCAAGCAAGAGTGATTTCAGCTTTAGGTGTTCGGTCTGCTTATGAAACTTCATCACGAACAATAATTGGAAAAATTTCTGATCCATCAGATGTAACAAATTTTACAATTAATTTGAATGGTCAATATGCAATTTTGAATTGGACTCCTGTTTCAGATTTAGATTTATCGCATTATGTCATTCGTCACTCTCCTGCAACAAGTGGAGCTACATTTTCAAATTCTTTAGATATTGTTGGCAAGGTTTCTCGCCCGGCGTCTACAGTGACTGTTCCTGCTCTTGTCGGAACTTATTTCATTAAGGCTGTTGATAAACTAGGTAATAATTCATTGAACGGTTCATCTGTGGTTGTTCCAGTAAGTAATGTTGGCGATTCAAACGTCATTCAAACAATTACCGAAAGTCCAACTTTCACAGGAGCAAAATCAAATGTTGCAGTCATTGGTTCTGGTTTGAGAATTTCTCAAGAGTCAACATATTCTCAATCTGGAACAACAGTAACGGTGACGGCAACGGCTCACGGGATTCCAGATGCAACTGCTATTTATGCTGATATTCAAACTGGAACTGCTGTAGATGGAACTTATACAATCACGGTTGTTAATGCCAATTCGTTCACTTACACGGCAGGAACATCATTAACGACTTCAGGCAATGTCAATATTTCAAAACTTGCTGGAACATACACATTTGCAACAACTCTTGGATCAAGCCTTGATCTAGGTGCGGTATATACCTCTCGGTGCTATTTCTCGGTTGCACTAGCCAGAATTGAGTATGGCTCTATTTTTGACAGTGCTAGTGGATTATTTGATGCTAGAAGTGGTTTATTCGACGGCACGGGCGATTTTAACGATGTAAACGGCTATATGGAAATTAGGACAACAAACACTGATCCAAATGCCTCACCAACGTGGACTGATTGGCAAAGATTTGTGAATGGTGATTATACGGCAAGAGCATTTCAATTCAGGCTTCAACTGACTTCAGAATCGTATAACGTCACTCCTGAAATAACTTCGTTGGTAGTTGTTGTTGATATGCCTGATAGGATTCTTTCTGGAAAAGATTTAGTAAGCGGTGCTGCGGCATATACGGTCACGTTCAACCCAGTTTATAAATCTCTTGAAGGCATTTCAATAGTTCCTCAGAATATGGCTACAGGCGATTATTATGCTATAACGTCAAAATCTGCTTCAGGATTTACGGTCACGTTTAAGAACTCGGCAGGAACTGATATAAGCAGGACGTTTGATTATGTTGCTCGCGGATATGGAAGGGTTGTTTAATGGCACAGAATGATTTCACGATTGATAACCAAGCATTCCCTGCAACAAGGTCTGATATTAATTCTGCCTTACAAGCACTTGCATCGTTATCATCTGGAGCATCTTCTCCATCAACGACATTTGCTTATCAGTTGTGGGTGAATACAACAACTGATCCAAACGTCTTGAATATCAGAAACTCTGCAAACAATGCTTGGATTGAAATAGGTGAAGTCAATCAATCATCTGCTGCATTTATATTGACCGCATACGCTTATTTGCAAGCGGGTGCCGCCGCGGCTCCATCACATTCATTTGATGATGATCGAGACACAGGAATGTATCGAGCGGCGGCAAACATTATTGGATTTGCTACAAATGGAACTGAAAGGTTCCGAGTAGCTGATTCTGGGCAATTAGGAATTGGTGGTGCAAACTACGGAACCTCTGGGCAGGTATTAACATCAGGTGGTTCGGCAGCGGCTCCATCTTGGCAAACCATTGCTATTACCCAAGAAACTTTTGATTCTGGCACTGCCGCAACTTTTACTAAGCCAACAGCAGCGAGTATTCAATGGTTGAAAATAGAAATTTGGGGCGGCGGTGGCGGTGGTGGTGATTCTGCATCTGGTGCAGGTGGCGGCGGCGGCGGCGGCGGTGCTTACAATACAGTAACAGTCCCGTTTTCTTATTTAACGGGTGCTACAATAACTTATACAATCGGGGCAGGTGGTGCTGCAACAACAGCATCTTCTGGTCTTGCGGGTGGTACAACTAGCGTTACAATAGCGGCTTTGAACGGGGCCGCAGAATCTAAACAATGGTTTGCCTATGGTGGCAATGGTGGGTATGGAGCATCGGCTACTGCTCCGAATATAGCTTATTCTGGTGGTGGCGGTGGTGGGTTACAAACAGCAGGTATTAATGGTTCAAATACTGCTGGATCGTGGCAAGGTTCAGCACCTAGTGGACTTGGAGGGTCTAATTCTGTTGAATCTGACTCTGGAAACAACGGAACTAATCCAGCTTTAACTGCTTATTACGGTGGTGGTGCTGGTGGAAGTGGCGGTGCTTCTTATAGGCTTATTGGTGGGAATTCTATGTTTGGGGCGGGTGGTGGCGGTGGTTCTAACGGGACATCAGGCCTAGTTGGAGGTTATTCTTTATACATTGGTGGTACTGGTGGCACTGGTGCCGTCAGTCCTTCTAATGGTGGGACAGGGGTAGTCCCCGGAGGTGGCGGTGGTGGCAGTGAAGCAGCTACTTCAGGTGCTGGTGGTGGTGGTCGTATAATATTTACATATTGGTGAGGATGACATGGCAACTATTGCTATTATAAATCGCAATACTAACATCGTTGAGAATATCGGCATTGATGATCGTGATGCGTCTGAAATTCAACTTCCTGATCCGTATTTTGCTGTAAACATTGATAAAACAACTTGCGTAAATGAAGAAACAACGGGCCAAGGCGGTGGTGGTATTGGGTATAAATGGGATGGGATAAAATTAATTCACCCTATTCATTTTCAAGAAAACATTGAGGTGACGCCATGACCGATAAAAAGATTTCAGAATTAACTGCTATTGCTGGAGTTGATACAGCGGCTGGTGATTTGTTTTTAATTGTTGATGTTTCTGCGAACGAGACAAAAAAAATTACTCGTGCTGAGATGAATAACGCACTTAGTCTGAATACGATTACTAACATCACTGTTACTGGTGGAACAATCAATGGAACGACTATTGGAGCAACAACACCATCGTCGGGAGCATTCACAACACTAAGTGCGACAACACCACTCGCGGCAACTTCTGGTGGAACTGGATTGAGTGCTCTTGGAACTGGAGTAGCAACATTTTTGGGAACGCCTAGTTCAGCTAATTTAGCTGCTGCGGTAACAGGTGAAACTGGAAGCGGATCACTAGTCTTTGCAACATCTCCAACGCTGGTTACTCCGATACTTGGAACACCTACGAGCGGTACACTCACAAACGCTACAGGACTCCCAATAAGCACGGGTGTGAGTGGCCTTGGAACAGGTGTGGCAACTTTTCTTGCAACACCGAGTTCTGCAAATTTAGCCACTGCTGTAACAGGTGAAACTGGCACAGGTGCATTAGTTTTTGCAACATCTCCAACGCTGGTTACGCCTTTGCTTGGAACACCTACAAGTGGCGTCCTGACTAATGCTACAGGGCTACCCATCAGCACTGGTGTATCAGGACTTGGTACGGGTGTAGCGACATTTCTTGCGACACCTAGTTCAACAAACTTGGCGTCTGCTGTAACAGATGAAACTGGTTCTGGAGCGTTGGTTTTTGCAACATCGCCAACACTTGTTACGCCGCTGCTTGGTACTCCTACAAGCGGAGTTTTGACTAATGCTACAGGATTGCCATTGACGACTGGTGTAACTGGCACGCTTCCTGTTGCTAATGGTGGCACTGGCGTTACAGCATCCACTGGAACAGGATCAAATGTTTTATCTGCATCTCCTGCATTCACAGGAGTTCCAACATCAACGCATTTTTATAACAACGCTACTCAAACAGCTACCAACACAGCAACTTTAACTGCGGCTCAAATTACAGGGCCGTTCTTGCTTGGCACTCCAACAGCAACAGCATCCTACACATTGCCATTGGCTTCTGCGGTTGACACTGCTCTTGGAACTCCAGCGAATGAAACTGGTTGGGAGTTCGTCG